TTCACCCCTCTAACATAGGTAGGAGCATATTTCTTTTCAGGAACCTCACGAGGCTTGAGAAACTGGTTGTCAAAAACCTCATCCCTGTCTTTAAACCCTATCCCTTTATTGCTATAAAGCGACTTGTTCGGCAATTTTGCCTTAACGTTTCGCACTACTTTATTACCACTTATAACAAAATAATCATCCACAGGAGCGGTGAAATGTATCCGAACAACCTTGTTCATTGCATCAACACCCTCTTCCAAGGTCATAGTTCGATTTGTAATATTGTCATTCGCCGTCTTGAGGTAAGTCTCGTCGAGCATCCTCTCTGCTGCTCTCCTCCTTACAGGAATTAACCCTCTTGAAATTCCCTTGCCCGCCAATGTGAAAGGATACGCAAAAGCCTTTTCGGTATATTCCAAAGGACGAAGTGCTAGTTCTCCCGTACGAAGTCCTGCACGAGCTGTCGTTGAGGCAGCCCTTCCTAATCCTCCTGTCGCATGAATTGTTCCTGGCAAATTCTTAGGAGCCAATCTCGCAGACATTCGGAGAGTTTTCAAACCAGCAGATGCCTGTCCTCCGCTAGGAATCATAAACCACGGCAGTTCCTCTAAAGTCCCTCTCATGTATGGAGGCACTTTGTAAATCTCCTCGCCGATGTCTCTTTTTTCCTGCCTGGTTGTTTCCCTTCCAAGTTCCTGTTCTTTTACACCAATAGCTTCTCCAACTTTAGCAGCAGCTACCGTGCCAGGATAGTAAGGAGAACCCTTGTCAAGCCAATCCTCTCTCCAAGCCTTTGCCCACCCTATAGGAGTTGCAGAAAGCATTCCTTCTACGGCAGCCCCAGGAGAAAACTTTCTCTCCTGCTCGCCAGTAACCGGATCACGTTGGAATTTAGTAAACGGGTCAAGGTTCAAAACAGGCTTACCCTGCTTTAAACTTTGCCAGGGGCTTAAGTCACCTGCGGATTCAGGAGTCTCCCACCCAACAGGAAAATATTCCAATGCTCCCGATACAGGAGGCTGAATAATCCTCTCGCTTCCAAATTCAAAAGCCTTACCTAGCCCTTGCAATGCAGGGCCAATCACAGGTGTGTCCATCACGGCTTCCATTCCTTCGCCTAAGGCAGGAAGAAACCGATCCCAGATACCTGGCTCTGGCTCTGGCTCCTGTAATGGAGGAAACTGCTGATTAGTCATTAGAAGAAGATTCGCCTCGTGCTAGGCGCAAACCTACTGGTAGACACGCCTCTTTGATAAGGAGATAACTGAGAGTATCGCTGAGTAAAAGGAGTTTCTTCCAAGAAATCAGAGAACGTAGTCCACTTAGAAGGGTCTTTACGCTGACTAATTTCTTGTCCTCTGCGTCCCAAATATTCGTTATAAACATTCGAGTACTGATTCCTTAAGTAATCTTGCGCTCGTCGTTGCATTGGAGCCGTATAAGATGAAGGAGCCGCTTGCCTTGAAACCGCGCCCATGTAAGCCATCTGAGGCTCTGTCTCCAAAACATCTGTATAGAAATCTCCGAATGCGCCATATCCATTAGCCATAATTAATTACCTCCTGCAACAATCAAAATCCGCTCACTTTAAATCTATCCCAAAAACTTGACGGGATTTTCCCCAAGTCAGGTGCAAAGCCTCCACTATAGACACGGGAATCAGGTGAGGTATAAGTCCAATCCGAAGGAGCCACTGGCTCCATTCCTCCTTCAGGCCCATAATAAGCCAAGGCTCCAGGCTCCTTCCTAGTTACAATAGAGCCACTCAATGCTTCCAATTGCCTTCGTCTCTTATCTGCCTCAATAGCATCTTCCCCATAGTATTGTGTCCAGTCAACCGCACCAGGCAAGCCAGTATTTCCTGTAAATTGAAATTGGTCTTCAGGAGTTAAGTAAGAAAAAGCACCTGCCTGAGTAGCCCCTGGAGGCAGTCCTCCTGTTCCAATATTTCGTGCGCCTGTTAGAGCGGCTCCCGTCCTGCCTTCCATCCATAACTCCATAGGAGTTCTTGCTTCATTCGCCAAAGCCCATTTGTCAGGATCAATTGAGTGGATGCCTGAAACAGGTGCTGCTTGAGCCGCTGCTGCCGTAGCTGCCTTCCTTGCGGCATCAATAGCATCTTGAGAAATTTGTGGCTGATTCAAAGAAGCATCTGGAACACCAATCATTTGATTTAGTACTTCTTGTTCCTCAACAGGAATGTTAGCAGGAGCAAGCATTTCTTGCATATTTGCAGGAGGCGGAGCAATTGAAGCAGGCGAAGTGACTTGAGAACTAGGAGCAAATTGCCTTGCACCAAACCCTGCCATCGCACCTGGTTGCGCTCCGAAACTTTGACCAACCCAGTTCACAAAGTTACTTGCACCTTGTGGCCCGTAAAGAGTCTGCATAAGATCATACATTCGAGACATACTGCTTTGCATTCTGGCTCCCATACCAGGAGGAACGCCTACAGCAGCAAGGCTGGAATTAATAATATCTGATTTAAAACCCTCGCTTGCAGGGTCATATATAAGCCCATAGCCACTACCTGTAGGAATCTGTCCTCCCGCAAGGGTATTTAAATAACCACCTAATCCAGAGTAAAGACCTCTTATATCCTGTAATGACCTTCTTCCTCCCTCAAGATAGTTTCTAAATGCCTCGCCCTGAGTTTGGGCTTCTAATTGTTCAGCAGGCAATAAAGTAGAACCTAGCAAATATCTTCCGAAAGCAGGCTGGTATCCAGTCCCTGCAATTTTTCCAGTAGGGTCAATTGATAACAAACCACCAGGAGTAGCACCTGGAATCTGTCCAAGTCTATACTGCTGATAAGCCTCAAATGGAGAAATTGATCTTCCCCACAGGTCGATTCCGCTAGCTCCTACGCCTGAGCCAGGAAGGTTCATCCCTCCGATTGCGGGACTGCCAGGGAATGGCATCCCTCCAACTGACTGCGCATTAGCTGCCTGAGCCGTGATGTCCCCAGGAATCATAGGGAACCCTCCAACCGTCTGGGTAGCCGCTGATTGCGCCCCTCCCTGACCATTTATATCGTCACCCGTTATCTGGTTCCATTGTTTCTTTAAGCTATTGAGGTGAACCGTAACTTGTCGTCTTTCCTGATCTGTTAATGATCTACCCAACAACTCCTCAAATCCATCAATAGTCTTAGGGTTTGGAGTGCCGTCTGCAAAACGGATATTTAGCCCTGCCTCTTCAGCCTGTAGAAGCATAGATTCAAAATCATTTAATTCAATATCCCGACGTTCATCCTGACTTCCATCATCCGCAGGCCTTGAACCTGGCCCCCCTTTACTAGTTTTCTTCCCATTCTCGTCCTTCTTCATGTCCTCAGTTTCCTTCAGATCGTCCTCTTTACCGTTACCGTTAGGAGCTGGCTGCAAAATAACCTTCGGAGGAGAATATGTTCCTCCAGGGATTTGTGGAGCAGCCCCAGGCACTCCCATCATTCCCTCCAAAACAGCTGCCTCTTCAGCTCCCATAGTATCAACCCACGGAGTTGCCTCTGGCCTCTCGTAATCTTGCCATCGCCGAAGTAGAGGAGCCGAGTCACTGGGACGTCCTCCAATGTTCTCCTCGTAATCAAATTCATCATCAGCAATTCTTTGCTGCGCTGCCCTCTGAAATGCTAAGCGGTTCTGATCTTCCGCAGAAAGTTGTCCACGGTAAGAAGGATCATCTTCTCCTGGGCCTCCTGTAAAACCTGTAAATTTGTCCGCATCTTTTTGAGTAGGCCCTCTCGATTTAGCTATCTGAGATGCAGCGGAAGTAGTCAACCCTGGGAGCAAATCCGAATCGAATTCAGCTAGAGGGTCGTATGCCCCTGCCGCCAAAAATTGTTTCGGAATATCCTCTACAGAAGGAGGAGCAGTAGGAGAAGGAGCCATTCCTGGCACATCCTGTCCGGCTGATTGAGGAGTAGTAAACACAGGGAAGGATTCCTCTTCGCCTAAGATCACATTATAATCCACCATCGGATTATATGTCCCAAAACCAGGAGGAGCAGGGAGGCTTGGAGGAACATCTAGAGTCCCCCTTGCCGTTACATTGGGAATATTAGTAAACAGCGGAGGAGTTTCTCTTCCTGCTAATAGCTGAGGGTCAACCCCACGAATTCGCCGCCCGTCTTTATCTATATAAAACCCTAGATTACGCTGCCTTTCTATCTCATCTGCTTCCGCTTGAGCTTGCGCGGCAGCGAATTGTCGTAATTGTTCATCCGTAAATTGTATTTGCGGCGGATGTCCTGGTATATGTGCCATATCTAACCTCCTGCTGGTCTAATCATACCCAGATTGGCTAACCTGGATTCTATTCCTTGTGCGCCTGGCCTTGGAGTTCCTGGCGGAACTGAAGGGCCTGGCGGAGCGACTGGTGCTGGAGGAGGAACCCCTAATCCAGCGTTAGGCATTACCTGCGGAGGCAATCCTGGGCCTGCGCCATTCATCCCAGGCCCCATCATCCCAGGAGGCATCATACCTGGAGGCATCATCCCAGGTGGCGGCCCTGGAGGAGGAGCCTGTGGTTGCGGAGGAGCTTGCGCTGCCTGCATTTGTGCCTGCATTTGTGCCTGCTCTGCTATTTTAGTCGTAAGCAACCGCATCAATTCTCCTTGGTAAAACTCAACCAAATCCTCCCTGCCCTGTCTAAGTGCAGTTTGAAGTAAAGTCCAAAGCTGCGCTTCAGGAAGCGTGGTTTCTGCAACTTGCATCTTAATGGAGTCTTCCATTGCGTCAGCAGATTGCAGTCCCAAGATATTATCTCTAATAAATGTATCAGAAAGCAATGGAGTCTCGCCTTCTCTTGCTATCTGAGCCATACTCATCTTAGTCATTTCGTCTTGTGGCAGTTGACCGATGAGTGTAACTTCCACATCACCAGAGTCTTTAATCATATCTGGAGTAATTTCTTCTCTGAAATACATTCTATTCTGATCTTGCCCTGATAATTCCATGGATTTAAATGCGCCTGTAATATACTGGTCGCAAATAAGATGGAACATACTTCGATATGCCCGTTCAAGTGCTTTAAGCCTGGGAACAAGCATACTCTCGACTCCCTGCCTAAGAGTATTAATAGCGAAACCAGACAATTGGAATTCTAATTGTCCGTAGATTGAGTGAGGCAATCCTCCACGCTGCATTTCGCCTGCAACGAGACTCATAAATGCGCCGGACTCCTTAGCCATTTCAAGCAATCCAAGAGGTTCAACGTCTTCACCCTGACCGAGTGCGATTTCTGAACCTTCCTTGTATGGGTCTTCCTCTAATGTCTTAGTTCCGTCCCTTGACTTTACCTTAAGCCCTTGTTTACGGGAACGAGCGGTAAGTTCAAGCATCACTGACATCATAAAATTATGTTTATCGTACAAATCCCTTGAGGCTTTAAAGCAGGATTCGCCGTAGTCTTCCATAGTATCGAGATTACCTGTATCGGTAATCGCTTGAACCAAGGGAGTTGAACCGACTGGCCCTAAAAACACAGGAACTTTTTCTGATCCATGCTTAGTTCTCTTCTTAAGAACCTGGTCATTGGTACAGACTATATTATCTTCTTTATCATAAAAGTCATAAACGTCAATAGCGTCGTCATCATCAAGGTCAGCATTCTCGCCACCAACATCGACTCCCCATATAGCCTTAATTTCAGATGGAGTCTTCTTAGTCTTATAGCAAGCCCATGCAAGCCCGTGTTTACCTTCTCCCCAGTAAGTATGCATTACATCCCAGGGCTGGATATCAACGTAAGTCTCGCCTTCATCGTCTTTAACTAGTAATGCACGACCTGCGTACCATCCACGTAAACAGGCATACCATGCAAGCTGCTGCCTAACTCCTGGCTGGAACCTTTCAGTCAGCCTGTCATCAGCAGCTTTTAGGACTCCAATAAGGAATCTTTCTTTCGCATCGTTATTTTCTCGTTCTTCTCGTTCAGAGTTATTGTAAGGAACCCTAACCACCATCTCCGCAGAGGTAAGCCATGAAATAAGTTTATCTGCATAGACTTGTGGTTCATTAGATGTATAAGACTGAAACCCTTCTCCCGCATCGAACTCTTCTAAGCGGTAGAGTTTGTGGTCGTCGTCCATACGGGTACGTAGTGGTTCCGTTAAATCATAGTGATTATCGACAAGAGCAGTAATTTCTTCCGGTTTATAATTTGCCATTTACCAACGCCTTACTTTAATTGTATTACTACCAGTAACATAACCGTAACCATAGCGATTTATAAGACCATAAATTATGGCTTTAACGCCATGATTATACTGATCTTGAGGCGATTCGCCAACTATATTTCCATCCCTATCCATTTTCCACCTGTACGCACGGGTTTGTCCGTCAAATGGATTTGGCTGTATCCCGAACTCAGAAAGGATTCCTTTACATTGAGGGTTAAAAACAATACGAGGCTCTTTCTGATCGACGGGATCGGTCTTTAGAAAAGACTTCAATCTTTCCGTTCCGTCGTTAATTCTTATCTTCTGTGAATCAAAATAGATTCCAGTTCGCTCCAACCATCTTTCTGCTGGCGCAGCCATTGCCTGATGCTGATACCCTGCTATATCAATCACTCCAAACTTTGCGTCCCTCCACCAAGGGCGGGACTGGGCAATATCTATCATTTCATCTGTCACCAGGTCACGTTCATAGATTTCATCTATAACTCTTATCTGGTCATTAACAACTTGAACTATTTCGCAAGCGTATGCTTCTGCGTATCCTGGGTCTATCCAAATATGAACAGGAACATCAGGCTCATACTTCACATCCTGAATATGGATATCCGCCCTGATTTCCGTAAACACCATTCCCTGTGGTGGTGATGGGATTCCTTCGATTCTCTCCATAAAGAAATCATCTGAGCTTGCCTTCTCCAGTGCCAGAATTTCAGGGTCTTGCCTGCCTCCTGGGTAAAGATACTGATTAGAATAACTGGGCAATGAGAACGATTGTTCGTCTTTCGAGGAGGAGTGTTGCCATGCCTGAAACATCTGAGGGTACCAACCGAGTGAGCCTTCAAAAGTCCCTGCAAGAAACATCCACGCCCGTTTAGGAGCGCATCTGCCACGCAATCTATTAAAGGTTTCTAAGTCTAGCTGAGACGCCTCGCACCCTATAATACCGTTAGGCGCACGCATGGCAAGAGTTCTTGGGTCTTTAGCAGACTTAGTTTCAATTCTAGTCCCATCGGCAAGAACTATTCTTCCTGGATCAACACGTTTAGTAGCTTCTTTAAGGAGTCCGAGGGTACTAAAATCTTGAACGAGGTATTCAAATTCTGCTCTGGTTCTTTCGTAGTCAGCGGCTACGAGCCAGTAGAGTCCCTCCTCCTCACCTTCGAGGAATCTTCCGAGGAGGTACTTAGAGGCAACCATGCTCTTACCGGCTTGTTCTCCGCCTGCAACAAGCACAAAGCGTTTTCTTGAAGAGAGTATAGGTTTCTGCAAATCAGTAGGAGAAAAATCTATCTTCTGATAAATATAATCCTGTACTTCATTTAATGCAGGGACATCTTTGACTACCATTACGAATCATTCCGTTTTTCCTTAAGAACGGTTTCTGCCTGAGCCTTAACTGCTTCAGGGAATTCAGCACCACTCTCTTTAGGAAGCTGCTCAATAACAGGAGTAGCTTCTCCGACGATAGTTTTCAGTTTATTTCTAAGTTCCTGCAAGATAAACTTAGCCGTCTCATCCACGTCAACCGCTTTAGGGCGGTATTTATCGGGCTTATGAGCATTCAGTAATGTAATAAGCAAAACCGGATTATCTGTAGGTTTCTGCTGTTGAATCCTTTGGAAGGCCATTTGTTCTAAAGAATCAGCGAACTCTTCTTTTGCTTCCGCAAATCTCTCTCGGAACCCTTCGTAATCAAGTTTATCCCATTTAGTAACAGTGTTACGGTCAATATTTGCGATCTTAGAAGCATGAGTAATAGTTCCGACTTCTCTATAGGCTTTAAGAAAGTCTGCCTGCCTCTTTAGGAGGCCGTCCCTCGTATGATTACCTCCACGGTTGCCGTTAACTTTTACTTTAGGCTTGGGCATTTAATACTTCTTGCCCTTCTTCATTTTCTTTTTCTTAGGTGGACGTCCTCTTTTTGTACCGTATGTTCCAATACCTTTGGGCATATCAACCTCCAAATCATTACTTAGCCAGTGTAGCGGTTCGGCATTCAAGACCACAAGATACCATAAATGCCTTCCCATGCAAACAAACTTATAGAAATGTTCTTCTCTTTTACGCATCGCATACTGGTGTGATCTTCTGCCAATTGTCCTGTCATTACACCCGTTAATTGGACAGTCCATAAAATAGAAAACCCGATCCAGTTTCTTCTTAGTCTGCCACAGCAAAGTTATCACCGCTCCGCTTACGCCCCTGTGTTTCGGGTTCGCTCCACGGTAGGGCAAATAGAATCTATCAGCATAAGGGACGTGGCCTGTGAGTTTCTTTGGCTCTGGAACTACATACTCAGTCCAGCCACAGGTAATACAAGAGAACCCGTCTCCATTCTCTTTTGCACGTTTTTTACATCTCGGACAAATTTTCGACAACATTTGCATAACCCTATGATAGCATGACGGCGCAAGGAGAGGTAATCAAACTGTGGTACTCTGTCTCCACTTCGACAACCTCTGGCAATGTCCGGCTTGAACTAAACCAGGTTTCTCCTTGCAAAATATGCTATAATCGAAAGATCATTGTAGCCTACCTCAACTGGCTCCTTGATGTGTTTGGAGTAGTGAACCTGTCGAGCAGACACCTTTTTGCTAGACACCTATCACCTAACTGACTTGATGGGTTCATTGCTTTTTTTAATTCCAATAAAATTTCCCTCGCGCGTACGCGCGTAGTACTAAGTACTAGTACTAGTACATAGAACTGTTTCTGTACTAGAACTAAAAGTACGTAGTGTAACGTAAGTACCTTTTAGTTCTAGTACAGAGAACCATGTACTTAGCACTGGCATTAAAAAGAAAAAACAAAAAGAAAAAGATCGAAAAGAATCGGCGGAAATCGCTCCCAGGGCAAGGCCCTCTGCGCAAGGCTCTTTTGCGTAAATCAAACTTAGGCGGGTATCCACCACAAACACGCCCATCTACCAAGCACCACCCCCTACCCATCACCACACCACACCACCACCAACACCCACCACCAGCTTCCACCACGAAACCCTGACCCTAAAACCAATTAGAACAAAAGTACTGAGAAACTGTCTCTGGGATTTTTGGCCTGCGCTCGATCGCTAGAATGTAGCCCCAATTCTCAAGCCCTCAGAACATTGCGCCGAAATCCAAAAATGGCGGAATTCGTAACAAAATAGCACCAAAATAACCTGATTCTTGCTACTAAATCGCTGTACATTCTATGTAGGTTGATATACAATGTGATTAACACATTAATAAAGGAGTATTACAAACATGGAAACAGTAAACCACTTTGATAAGGCACAGTTGGAAATGATGAACGAACTCGCTTCCTTCTGCATCCAGAATCGAATCAGTGTCACCGATGCAATCGAGCATCCGAGAACTATGCAAATACATCTTGAGAACAGAATGGGGAAAACTAACTTAGGTATATATGAATTTCTAAAGGAATTAAGAGACATTAAAAGGAGTAAAAACAATTGGACGAAAATTAACGGATAGGAATTAAAACAAACTAACCACAAAACAACAAACACAACACAAGGAGTATCGAAAATGGCACAACAG